GCCATCGGCACGTGCCCTTTGAGAATCAGTTTCATATCACTCGGGCTATGGCCCAGACGCTGTGGAGGTTACCAGTTCGTCCCACACCCAGCAAGACAGCTTCAAAAATTGATGTGGACAACCCGTGATATGACCGGTAGAAACTGCTCTGAGCAAGCCACTGCACTTTACAAAGGCTTCGCTCCAATTTACAATAGGTTCCGCCTCATGCAAGACTTTCTCTGCCGGCACAATGTGTGCCGCAACAGCAACTTGACCCTTGACCAGCAGGACTACTATTTCCACTACACGTTATCTACGCGAGACCGTGATGTGGACTGGAGGTCAGGTTTCTGTGCAAAGTACCGTCTGCCATTCACAGCCACCGACTGGCAGCTCCCGACGACACCCATTGGCAAGACGGAGGTGTGGTACCACCCCGTCTTCGCCCACATGCTCCACTTCGAACTCAGCGGGCCTGAAGAGCGCCTCTGAGAGTCCCCAAATATGTTATTGCCTTCCAGTCCAACCTGGACTTACCCGCTATCATTTTCGTAGCCATTTTCGTACCATTGTACCTTCTAATTCGAACATTTGAAGCTTACAATGCCTGGCAAAGCAAAACCCGCCAAACCCCAGCAGCCTACCCCTAAAAAGAAGGCGCCTAGGACCATGCCGGATGGCACAAAACGCAAGCGTAAGGCTGAAATGAAGAATGTCCGAAAGAACTTCGGGGGCCTTACTAGCGTGGCTGCGATCCAAGCACTCCCTGCAGACTTCAATGCTTTCCGCATTCCAAGCATCACTCCGCAAAGGACTTCCACCCTCAAGTTCATGGACGAAAGGCCGTTTGCCATCAACCAGCAAGCCAATGGTTTCGCCATGGTTCTTAGGGCCCCCACCAGGCAGCTCTGGCTCACCAAGACTATTCCTGCCACACTGGCAGCATCCGCCTACTACAAGCGAGACTATGTCTCCACAAACAAGAGCCAGGTCCCGATCAAGGTGGGGGACAGCATGGATGTCACTGGCCTCCTCCAGCTGGAGTCTAACACTGCAACTGCTTGGAACCTCACCAACAGTTCCGCTGAGTACCTGCCAAATTATCCCCTGGCTGTCGACAGGAACAACGGTGTCTGGTTCTACTTCCCTACGGGAGGGGCCAAGTTCATCGTTGAGTTTGACACAGATGTCAACATGTCCGGAGGTCGTTACACTTGGACCTTTGAAGTTTGCCAAAACTTCACTACGTCCAATGCCAAGACTTTCACAGTTCAGGGAGGCACTAACGCAGATGAAATCAGCGCCACAGTGACCGCCAGCCTTGGAGGGTCTTTCCATGGTTTCATCCGCCCCGTGCTGATCACATGCAATGCAGATGTATCTGGCAATGGCCAGATTGAAGCCATACGCTGCGGTGTGACAACAAACGGCAGCCTGAGGGTCCCAGAAGCGGCCAATGCTGGTCCAAGCCAGTACACCCCTTCACCGTACTTTGATCCGCCCGCGGACACCGAGGCTATCAAGACGGCATCGGCACCCTTCAGCGACACTAGGGTCTGCGCCACCAGCGTGCTATTTATGAACGAGACTAG